CTGATGAGACGACTGGTGAAACTCGGCATGCCAGACCTCTTCCACGGGCCCAAACACCATTCCACCCGTACCACCAGGGCCCTGGATCCCACCTCCGACAACTGTTTCCACACGGTTCTCACGCAGCACTTCATCGACTACAAAGTGCGCGGAACTGTCAGGGAAAACGGTGAGGACATGGAGGTGAGGTACAATCCGTTCGAAGCGGATTATGATCTTGACACTCCGGTGAAAACAACGCCGACACTGGAGGAGCTTCAAGCCGTTCAAGCGTACGAAACGCTACAGAACGAGACCGCCGAGAACCCAGCACCTCACTGGGTGAGCGGTTTCGGAACCCCTGTGAACACGCCCGTTGAAGTCGGGTGTGTCTACGCAGCTCAGGATCAACATCTGAAGCTGGTAGAAGAGTGTGGCCAGGCCGCACAAAGATACAAGGGGGAAGCCGGGAAGGAAACATTGGCCGATTTGCTGGAATCGACCAAGAAAGCCCTGATGCGACGAAACGTCGATAAGTTGCATCTCGGGAACATGTTCCTCCTGACTGGTGTGCCGGGCGGCGCCAAGACCGGAATGGTCAAGCGGGAAATCATACCCGTAGCCCGGGCCAGCGGACCAGTGCTTGTCATCTGCCCCACAAAAGCACTGGCAGTCGACTACGAGACAGGTTTCGCCACCACGCCTAACTGCAAGGCCGTGACGACGCATGTCGGAGTCGTGCACCTCATGAAGATGGAGGTGAAGTGGGGGCTTCTGATCGTAGAAGAAGCTTACACCCAGCCCATGGGGCTCCTCAACTTTGTGGCAAGCTTTGGACCAACCCTGCTAGTCGGGGACGGAAACCAAATCAACCACGTGGACTTTTCTGGCACTGGAATTTGGAACGGCTGCAGCAGACTCGCTGACTTTGCCAAGTACATACCCAGACACCACATTAGCACCACGAAGCGTTGCCCACAAGATGTTGCAGCGATGCCACTCATGCGGCGCTTCTACCCTGGGATCAGCTCGCTCAGCAAAGAGGTTGCGTCCGTGCAGTACGTCGGACCTCTCTTCAAGCGAGCCACGGCCCAGGCTCTCTGCTTCACTCAAGACCAGAAGCAGCAAATGACCACCATGGAAGGGGTCAACGCCTTGACAGTGCACGAGGCCCAAGGAAAGACGTTCGAGAGCGTCATCTTGCACTATGGGGGGACTGCAGCTGAGCAGCAACTCCTCAAGAAAAGCCCCAACCATCTCATCGTTGGGGTTACCCGGCACACGAACGATCTCTTCATCAGAGACGTCACCCACGCAGGAGGAGCAGGAGCGGGGGCCGGGGAGATCAGCAGACTAATCAGGGACGGGTCACCTTTAGAACAACAAACGACCCCCGGGGAGAACGACCCGGTGACAGGAACAGACGACCCCGCACCACGCGGTCCCACAGTCGTCGGAGTCCACGACATCGTTCCACTCAGCCTCATAGCAGACAGGTCTAACATCGACCTTAACTCTATTGTCATGGCTGAGAAGAAGACCGCGATCGAGGTGGAAGAGCAGCGAGTGATCGCCAAGAGCAGCTTCACCTATATGCCAGCCGATTCAAACATGGCGGCAGAGATCATCGGGAGAAGATACCCCGCGGTCGCCCCCTCCGAGTATGCTTCCTTGGAGATCGGGAATTTCGAAATCGGCGAAGACGCCGT